GTCTCTGGTTCCATTAGTTCACCTCATATTCAAACACCTGTGTCTCATATCCTTGACTCTGATACCAATCAGCAATATATCCAGCGATCTTTGCGTCATACTCAATTTTCTGACCAATCTTCAATAGCCCTTCGTAGATAGCGATAACATACTGTTTCATCATGTTCTCCTTCATCACAATTCATTATACAGCATATTGAAAAATATGTCAAGCGGAATAATTCGTGAAGATGCGAACAACCTCCTCGAGGTAGTCCTTGCGCTTCTTATGAAACACTTGCGGTTCGTGGTCATCTACTGAGATTAGAATGACAATATCCGGACACACAATACCAGTTCGCTCTTGTAACATAAGAGAATAACAAGTCGCTTGCAAAAAATAATTCTTGATCCATTCTTGCTTCTTTGGTTTTCGTGATGTCTTAAAGTCAATAATAGCGAGTGATCCATCCCACTCTGCAATAAGATCGGTGCGACCTGCTGTCTTTAGGCGCTTTGAAAATAGAGGGTATTCAATGCCAAGTATGTTATCAACTCGGCTATCAAGATATGGTTTGATGTTATTCCGGAAGTCATAAAGATTGATTGGCATCGCTCCAACATGGTAGTCCTCCTTATTCATTAAATAATCTTCGGCAAGTTGATGGATCGCTGTTCCGCGATTACTTGCTTGAGTTGTGATTTTATTTGCTTCTGCTTCACCAATTCTTTTACGCCATTCGTCTAGATGACCTTTGTCGAGTGATGAAAGCACGGTAGTGACAGACGGGACAAGAGAACCATCTGGTAATAGATAGCGCCTTTGTCCCGTCTCATAGTTAGCTTCTAGTTCTATTTTATCAATAAACTTATGATTAAAAAGTTTATGTCGTGATTCCAAGTTTGTGCTTAGCAATAATGTATTCCTTCACCAGTCCTGAACGGACAATATCCTCTACTTCAAATTCAACATAATCGAAAGAATCCATATTGTCAAGTATTCTCATGAAATTTCTCAAACCTTCTTTATCTTCACCACGAGTAAAGTCTGATTGACGTCCGTCACCACAGAAGATTACTCTACAATTCTCACCAGCTCTTGTAATAACTGAATCTAGTTCATGCCCAGTCATGTTATTAATTTCATCAACAACCATAATGCAATTTTCAAATGTCTCACCGCGCAAATAAGAAGTAGATAGAAATTCAACAACTCCTTTTTGCTTTAATTGTGCATAAGCATTTGCAGTTCTAAACATCTTCGAAGCATTTCTAATATAGGGTGCTTCATAAACTGCTTCTTTATCTTGCTTTTTACCAGGCAAGAAACCTTGATTTCTTGTTGGCACTGTTGATCGTATGATATAAACCTTCTCATAAGGTGTTTCAGACGATAGCACATCCTTAATCGCAAAGTGCATTCCTAGATAAGTTTTACCTGTTCCTGGCAATCCATGTAGAAGTAGGTTATTACCTGCTTTATATGAACGATAGGCATTCTTTTGATTTTCGGTCAAAGGTCTAAAGTCATCTAGTGTTAAAGAATATCTTACTTCAGTTTCGGGTATTTCCACACCCATCTGTTGCATCATTCTTTTTTGTTTGCGGGTCAAGCGTTTCTGCTGTAATGTTTGTTGATCCATTCTTTCTTCTTTTTTATTGTTATTGCATTTAGAAAGTATTGATAGTGCTGCGTGAGATCCCCTGTTGTGATTTCTTTTTAATTTCTCGAAGAACGTCTCTAAATCCGTCATCAGGTTTTGTTTTTGACGCACCCATTGCTGAACTAGCCATCCCAGGAAACCCATTCACCATTCTTTCTATATGCGGGTTTTCCACGAGATATTTATCCGCTGCGGAAATACCCATGAATTCTTCCCATTGCTCGCCCGTGTCTTTATTCTTAAAAAGATAAGTTGGCACTAGTCATAATCCCTTCTCGAGGCTCTAGTATCGGGTTCAGCAGATTCGTCTATTGTGACATTCTTTTGTTCCCATGCAATGCGCTTAGCAGCACGGCGCTGCTCCCATGTATTAAGACGGCTACGCTCATCTTCATAACTATCATCAAACCACTTGCTTTGTTTAGATTTACCCATTAGATTAGACCCGGAAATGCCTCATTAACGATTGCAGTAGTAATGCCTTTGACTGGTAGCTTTTTGTCTTTTATTGTTACTAGTAAATTAGCATCATGAGGATCAATTGATTCTAGCAATCCAATGAAAAGTGATTCTCGCTTCAAAGGAGTTAGATTTGGATTGCCACCTTCAATAAACAAATATAGACGGCGCGCTTCTTGATACAGCATTGATTGCTGATCTAGATATGGAGCTGGTTTATAAGGAGGTGCTCCTGGCGGCAATGCCCATTTGACTGTGGGATCTAGTGCATATTTAAGCACAGTTCGCAATGCCGACGAGTCATTCTTTCGAAAGACATTAATCTTTTCTTCTTTAGTTTTTTGTTCTGATGCTAATTTCAGAACTTCTGCAATGCCTAAACGCATTAAAAATCTCCAATTGATTCCATTAAGTTACGCAACTTGAATTGCACAAAATAGTTAAACAGTTTACTGCGACCCTTGCCTGATTGGGTCTCATATTGATTTATGATATTAGTTTTGATCTCTGTAGGAATAAAGTTGAGATCAATCAATTGCTGATTGCGCTTATAGTTACGCAACAAGTTATCATCACCAAATGCTTCAGGTAGCATCTGCAACCACTGTTCAAGTTTCTTTGTGGTAACAGGTTTCTGTCTAGTCCCAATTACAAAGCAATTGTCGGGTGACAATACATTAGGAACACCATCACCTGCGTCACCGCGCAGAATATGCTCTTTAGTATATTGGGCTGGATTATTGTGCGAAACATATTTCTTCAGAATAGGATCGAATTGTTTTACATTTAGGAATTGCTGTAGTTGAATGAAGTCCTTATCTGCTGAAAGAATCAGAATGGGCTCCATCATATCATTGCCGAAGTGTTGAACAAGCGAACCAATAACATCATCCGCTTCTGCACCATCAACATCAATAATGCGATAGGGAAAGTATTCAGTCAATTCTGCACGGATCATATGCAGACATTCGAATACAGCTTTCCAATCAAGATCTGATTTCTCACGATCTTTTTTGCGACTTGCTTTGTAATAGGGGAAGATATCTCGGCGCCAATAGCGTCTATTGTCGCAAGCAATGACGAGTTCGCCGAAATCTTCTTTGAACTTCGTCATATACATTCTAATGGAATTCAATACCATGTGGCGGATCAAATCCGGTTCAATTTTGGTATTGGTATGTGAACCTAGACTCATCATAAGGTTCGACAGCATCACTTGATTTAGGTCAAGAATAATCATTTCAAAATCAGGTATTCAAACCTGTTCCTCTGTTGTTTCATCATCATTTTCGTCGCCTACACCTGAAAATATCACAGTTCCATCGTCTTGTAAAGTAAATAATTGATCTGCCACGACCTGTAGGGGATAATCCATCGAATGATATTTATACAGCATTGATGCTATTGCCTCGAATGCTAGCGCAACATCTTTGACATAGGATCCATCTTCTGGTGTGAAGTTAAATCCAGATATTGCTAGATTGTCAAATATGACTTCTGCAATAATAGCCATTGTCTCATCAACATGGACATGTCTGACATTTTCTAAATTGTCATGTACTTCATCCAATGATTGAGGAGGACTGCCTCTTTTTTCTTTTGGGAACTGAACTATGTTACTCAAAGGAAACCTTTCCGCTGTTAAACACAGCTTTTAATTCTTTTGCATTATATATCCAAACTGATGTATTAACAGGCAAATTTTGCTTATGGTAAAAAGGACCGGAGTGTGTGTTCTCCGGTCCCATGTAGATTTTATCAAAAGAATTCTTTTGCATTATGTTCTATATTCAAACATCTGCCCAGATGATTTCACAATTGCTGTCGGTGCATCTTGCAATGAAGTTAGCAATGCCAACCATTGTTGCCGCAACAATTCCCAATTATAGAATACATCAGCGTATGCTTTTTGGGTTAAAATTTTGCTATTGTAACTTTTTTCGTCAAGGTTTTTGACATCTTCAATAGCACCTTTGAGGACTGAATAGAAAATGTTAGCATGCTCATTCATATCTTCGCTATACTGATACATATGTGTCCAGTTTGCAGCAGTTTCAGGCAAAGCGCCGTAGTTTGAATGGGCACAAATAAGTCCTGCACTCATTGCCTCCATCAAACAAAGACATGAGGTCTCTGCCCAAGTTGACGGGTATGCTAGGATATGTGAATCCTGTAGTGCTTCACGCAACTTGTCGTTAGGAACTGTTCCGTGATAATTGATTTTAGGATGTGCTTCTAGTTGCTTGAACAATTCTTGGAATTGCTTATCACGATCATCCCATCCATATAGTTTGAATGACGAGTAAACATCAAGTTCAATGTTATCATATTCTTCTGCCAATTTATTAAAAACTGGATATAGAATATTCAAACCACGATGTGGTGTTGGTGTATATACGAGTTTGATCTTTGAACGATCTTTCTCTTTCCATTCGATTGGTTCAATTCCATTACGAATAACCATACATCTCGACCACGGAATCTTATAGCGTTCAATATAACCACGCATTTGCCAATGTGACGAAAATACTAGTTTGTGGAAGCGTGACCATCCGCCATTAGCGAGATGTTCTGATTCTGGATCACCTGCGACATCTTGCAACCATAGAATACGAACATGCTTATCTGATAGTTCTTCGTGGACACGAGAAACAAAGATTTGAAACTTATCTAGAAGTTCAGTTGGCATTGCTGCTGCCAACTTCAATTTCATAATTTCGGTACCGCCCATTGCGTTACCTGATAGATTGTCTTTAGCAATTGGCATAATATATCCTTACTTTAACCATTGTGAATTTTGTTTATACCATTGAGCGACTTGTGGCATACGAGTTTCAACATTAACTTCTGGTTCCCATCCCAATGACTTCAAATAGTCACCAGAGATGTTATAACTAAAATCATGTCCCGGACGATCAATATTAGGATCTAGATTTTCGAAGTTCAATGTCACATCCAAACCATTTGCAATAATACTTGCGATTTGAAAATTGTCGTATAGTTTACCTGACGAGATATTGAATTTACGGCATTTGCCGCCAATATGATTTGCAGGTAGAGGAACATCTTTTAATGCTAAGATGTGAAGCAATGCTGATGCAACATCTTTTGCATGAAGATACGAGCGACTGCCATAGTTGCCTGTCTTACTATTGTAATGCAATTGAAGTTTTTGTCCATCAAGAAGTTTTTTGATGCACATAGGCACAAACTTCTCTGGATTTTGACGCTCACCATAAATGTTCATGGTATGCGTTATGTATATCGGCAATTTATATGTGTTTTCATATGCAACACACAATTCTTCACCTGCTGCTTTTGACGCAGAATAAGGATTGCAAGCATTATAACGATCATATTCTGCAAATACAACTCCAGGAACTGCAGGACCGAATACTTCATCTGTGCTGAAATAAACAAAGCGTTCTAGGAATGCACGATTTCTTGCATACTCAAGAAGATTGAATGTGCCTAGGATATTGCTTTCAACAAACTCCAATGGATATTGAATTGAACGAGTGACATGAGATGCTGCTGCAAGATGTAAAATGTAGTTTGGGTCACCAATCATGTCAACAATTTGCTGATTGATTGGCGACCGCAAATCGTGATAAACTACCTTTACACGATGCTTGTTCTTCTCATTTACAACTTCATTTACACGATTTAGATTACCCGAGAAATCCAACCGATCAAGACAAACAATGTTCCAATCAGTTGTATCTAAAATGTGTTCAATGACATGATGGGCGACAAATCCTGCGCCACCTGTAATAAGAACTTGTTTAGTCATTGTTTGCAATATCCATTTTAATTACGCTATCAATACGGAATGAACGCCAACCTTCTGCATCAAGATCATATACTGCAACAACTTCATCATTCGCATCATGTTGACGCTTTGTAGTTGCAGATTCAATTACAGGAGGTAGCAAATCTTCACGCAAAGTGCATCGCATATCACGAATATCGCCATTCACTTTTTTGAATTTGACTTGAGCGATATTACCTTTCAGGAAGGTGTGGTATGCGCTTTTTGATTCTTTAAATTCTTCTAGTGTCATGCTGTTTCCTTTTTGTAGTGTTCCATGAGGTCAGTATAACCCCCAATCAACACATTGTCAATAACAATAAATGGAAATGTCGTTTGAGGTGCAAATTTTTCTAGAACAAATTCACGATCAAAATCTTCGTACAATCTGCGTTCTACATATGCAACACCACGAAGTTGTAGTTGTGATTTTGCCATTGCACAATAGATGCATTGCTCCTTAGTATAGATTTCAATCATGCTTCGACTTCTTTCTGTCCTTTGGTTAGATGCTTGAGAGAATTGATATACTCTTTGCCATTAATAGCAATGCGAGTAGAGGGGTGCACTTTAGTGCCATCTTTGCTTACATTAGGCAAAGACCATACAATGTTCTTGCCTTGCTTAAGCGCCTTAATCTGGTTAAGCAAACGCTGACCCCCATCGGTATTCGGAGTCTTGATTGAAGACATACGCTCACCTTTAGAGGTGTAGGTTTTACCAGAAGATTTCTTAGCCAATTTATCACCTTATGTTTATGAAAGAAGAATGGTGCCCCCGGTAGGATTCGAACCCACGACCTTGAGAGTAGAAATCTCTTGCTCTATCCAGCTGAGCTACGGAAGCATATTAGTTATATGCCAAGCAAACGTTGAATTTCACGCTTGTCTTGTGGAAGGGTATTACCCGCTTCAATATGTTCTTGAAGCTGCTCAAAATAGAATGCAGCAAATGATGCAGGTTCATCTGCGGATTCTAGAATCTCTTTGCAAGTACGAAAGAAGATTTTCAATTTCATCTCTTGCATATCATCACCGAGAGCAGCACGGTGTGTTTTACCTGGTCTTTGATTACTCATCATATCGCCATTATATCATATTTATATCATTATTGCTGAACAAATGATGTTACATTTTTTTGTTCAATTCGTTTGAAGTCTTTTAGTTTATCAGAAATCAATATGATTTTTTTGTTTTCGCCATCAGGTTTGACATATTTTGTTTTGATTCCTTCCGCATTATCCCATTTCATTGAAACTGATTTACGATCTTTAGGAAGTCCTGCGGTTTCACCAATTTTTATCCAATTGTCTGCTAAATAAACAGATCCTCGTTTACCATCACCTATAGTTGTAACTATCGCAATTAAATCATCACCATATCGCTCATACCAATCTTGTTTTGCT